CCGTTACAGCGGGCGCGAGGAGGGTGAGACGGAGCACGCGACCAAGATAGACCTCATCGATCTTTTCAGCCTTCGCGAGCTCTCGCACGCTGGCGAACAACTTCTTCTCAAGCATTCCCTGCCAGCGGTGAGCGCGCGCAAGTGCCTTCGCGATTGTGTTGTCGGGTTGCGGCGACGGTAACCAGGGCGAGGCGCCTGCCGCTGTAACGACCTTCTTGCGGCCTCCCGTTCGCCGCATCGAGATCGGGACGCTGATAATCATCGTCCGGCCATCCCTGCTGATCCTGGGCCTTTCGATTGCGCACACGGTCATTGAGTTGCGAAGTCTCATTGGGCTGCCTCGTGCAGTTGCGGCGCACGAAGCTCGCCGTAAAGCGAACTGAGCCCTTCGATCCTCAGCATAATGTCCAGTCGCTCGGCATGGACGTCAATACGTTGCACCAACAGTTCCATGATGCGTGCCTGCTCTGACGGAAACAGCTCGTTCCAGAGTTCTTCAAACTCCAACAGCGCCGTGCGAACGTCATTCTCGGTCAAGTTCGGGAGTTGCTTGCGAGCGACGCGCCAGGTTTGAACGACGATTTCAGGTGACTGGAGGAGCATCCGGACCTGGTCGACGACGATGCGCTCGATTTCGCCAGCGGGCACTTGCCGGACCAGACAGTCTGATCTGCCTCGCTTCAACGCCGTCTGACTCGTGTAATAGCGATAGAGGCGTCCGGACTTCCGGGTGTGAGTGGGCGACAGGGCGGCTCCATCAGACCCGAACAGAAGACCTCTAAGTAGCGCCGGACTTTGCGCCCGGGCGTTGTTGGCTCGCTTGCGCGGGCTTTCCTTCAGGATTGCATGGACCTGATCCCACAGCGCGCGATCGATGATCGCCTCATGCTCGCCTGGATAGGATGTTCCCTTGTGAACGGCCTCGCCGATGTAGACGCGATTGCTTAGAAGTCTGTAGAGCACTCCTTTATCCAGCACATGGCCATATCGGTTGGTGGCGCCTGCTGCGACCAGCTCACGTGCGAGAAGCGTTGCGGACTTCAGCTGGACGAAACGCCGGAAGATCGCGCGGACCTGCTCGGCATCTTCCCGGTGCACGATCAACTTGCGATCACGAACCTCGTAGCCGAGGGGCGCCCATCCGCCCATCCAGATCCCCTTTTTGCGGGAAGCGGCGACCTTGTGGCGAATGCGCTCGCTGATGAGCTCCCGCTCATACTGTGCAAAGGACAGCATGATGTTGAGGTGCATCCGTCCCATCGCGTCGGTCGTGTTGAAGGATTCGGTAACAGACACGAAGGTCGCCTGATGCCTCTCCATACGCTCGATCAGCTGGTGGAAATCCATTAGCGATCGCGACAGACGATCTACCTTGTAGACCACCACGATATCGATGAGTCCGGCTTCGATATCAGCAAGAAGACGCTTCAGGGCAGGCCGGTCGAGCGTGCCGCCGGATACACCGCCGTCATCGTACCGGTCCGGGACCAGATACCATCCCTGGCCGCGTTGACTGAGCACATAGGCCTGACAGGACTCCCGCTGGGCATCCAGCGAGTTGAAGTCCATTTCCAGCCCCTCCTCGCTGGACTTTCGCGTATAGACAGCGCAACGCAGCTTCCGGACAGGTCCAATTGAAGTCTGGGAGTGAGTGGTTCGATTGCCGCGAGAATCGCGTTCTGCGTCACCGTGTTGGCGACGTCGGGCGGACTTCATTTCCGGCCTCGTGAGTTCTTTAGACCGAAGAAAACCCAGCCATTCCATTTCGTCCCGGTGATTTCCCGGGCCACGGAGGACAGGGATTTGTATGGCCTGCCGAGATACTCGAAATCGTCAATTCTCACCGTGACGCAGTGTTCAACGCCTTCCCACTCCCGAACCAGCCTGGTGCCTGCAACCGGGCGCAGCGCCGGCCGCGTCCGGGACGCCGCCGAATCCCGGCTCGCATACTGCTTGGCCAGCGCCTTCAGTCGTTCCCTGGTTTCCAGGCTGAGTCCGCCAAAAGCCAATTCTTGGATTCGGTACGCCAATCGGCTCTCCAGGAAGCGTCTGTTGTAGGCCGGCGGATCGGTATCAAAGAGTTCGCGCCAGCGGGTCTTAAGAACCTCGGCCGGCGCGCCCTTCAGCGCAGCCAGTTGGGCAATCACGGAGGCTTTCATCGTCTTTCCCCGTTCTCCGGACGGACGCAAACAGCGCTCTCGTCAGGCGGGAAGTGAAGCGAACTTTCTCCGTCAGTACGGGAAAATTCGCTGGACTTCCGGGTAGACAGGCGAACCATTCCCAGCGCCAGCAATTCGCCGACCTCGGCAACCGAATGGACTGCTGGCGTATGTGCCTGGGGCTGGCGCTTCATGACCGCGGGCGCCCGTTCCCCTGGCTGTCACATTCGAGTAGCCATGCGTCGATTTCGGCCTGGAAATAGTGGATGAGGCGCGGACCGCACCGGTGGAAGGGCGGTCCCTCACCGCGCATCCGCCATTTCGCAAGGGTCGATCGACTGATACCGAGGTATCGAGCGGTTTCTGAAGCGCGCAGCCTCGCTGGTGTTGTTTGAGTCACGATCTGTCTCCTTGGGCTCGTATGATTCGCCTGAGCCAAGGAGGATGACCGCTATTCCCCGTTTGTCAGGGCAACAAAGTCCGCGACTTTGCTAAGGGGATCGGGCCAGTCCTCGAAAGGAGGGATGCCAATGCTCCGCATAAAGTTGCTTTCCGGCACTGTGAAGCTGGCCCGTTTCGACAGATCGGCGAAAGTTACTCTGACCAAAGTGTAGCTCCGCTCGATGGTATCGCACTTGCCTGCTGCCGGTGTTCCTTCGAGCAGCCTCGAGGTCACATCGAACGCCTGCTCCAGCGTACTGCCCAGAAACTTGACGATGCGCCGCTTGTAATCGATCTCGGAAAGAGCGCCCCTTCGCGTCCGCCGCGGCGGATGAGCTTCCAGCGCCTGAAGGAGTTTCGGCTGCAAGGCCTGTTGCTCGCAGACCTCGCTTACAGTGTAATACCTGGCCAGGTGGATCATGTTCATCCACTTGCGCTTGACCGGCGAATTCGAGCGCCCGTTCCTTGCGGGCTCGTTGCCAAGGAGTCTTGCCGGACTATTTTGGGCGAACGCATACCGCAACCAGTTCGGCACGATCAGGTCGTTTGTGCTGCAATAGTACATCGCGGCTTCATGGGCCGTGTCGTCGCCGGCCAGCCATGCTGCCGCATATGCTTCCAGCTGACGGTCGTGGAAGCTTTCCGGATCTCGCTTCACGCTTGGAGGCTCCGCGAATCGCGCTGCGTAGCTGGATGATATCGTAATCGTCAGGCGGACCCATCTTCACAATTTTAGAAGCTTGCAAGCTCTGAAAAGCTGCTTCCCATGCCGAATCGTTCTGAAATGAGCGCGCTGCGAGCGCGCCCACATCCCATCGCTCTGGTATCCGCGGCCCTCGGTGTCCATCCAGGTTGGCGAGAAAGCAGCGCATGATCATCCGTCACCGGCATAAGCGCAGGTTTTCAATCTTTCCGAATGCAATCTTCGACGACGAGCGCCTGTCGTTCGTGGCTTGGGGTGTACTTGCCTACATGTTGTCGTTGCCGCCTGATTGGGAGGTACGTCACGACCACCTCCAGCGGAGGCTTGGCATCGGTCGCAAGCTTCTGGCGAAAGCATTCCGCGAGCTCATCAAGGCCGGATACGTTACGCGCGACGAATGCCAGGCTCGTGACGAATTCAACCGGTTCACCACCCTCAATTACGTCGTCAGCGATATTCCTGCGGCGGTAGCTTCCGATGCTCCTTGCCCGAGGCGCTCCTCGCCGAAGCGCAAAAGGAGCAGCGGTAATAATAACGAAGGAATCAAAACAGACTCCACCAATACCCTCTCTCAATCTCTCCCGGCGGAGCGCGCAGCAGGCAAAGCGGTCTGGCAGGTGACTTACTCGGACTTCGGTCAGCGGGCTCTGGCCGCAGGCAACAGTCCGGTGTTCGTGGGCTCAAAGCCCTACCAGGCGTGGTGTGCATTTCGTGGCGGCCCCGACGCGATGCCGGGCTTCATCGACCGGATGCTGATCAATGGCAGGGTGACGGACATCGTCTGGATGCCTTCGGTCTATCCACCAAAGCCAAATGACAGAGGAGGCGCAGGTGGGGGGTAGTCAAATCTATGGAGGCCCCGGTCCGGGACCGGTGGCGCAGGCACACGCGCAATTTCGCAAAATTGCAGAATTTTTTTTGGTTTCGGAGGGGGAGGGGGTCATGAACACAGACCAGGACGAGGGAAAGACGATGGAGAGAGTTGAGAGGCATGGTGCGCTGGCGGTCGAATACTGGGATATCGCCCGACTCATCCCCTACGCGCGCAATGCGAGAACACACAGTGCGACGCAGGTGGCGGAGATCGCCGGCAGCATCCGTGCATTCGGATTCTCGAATCCGATCCTTGTCGGTGAAGCCGGCGACGTCATCGCCGGCCACGGGCGGCTTGCCGCCGCAAGGCAGCTTGCCATGCAGACGGTGCCGGTGATCGTTCTTCATGGACTAACTGAAGTTGAGCGGCGGCAACTGGTGCTCGCGGATAACCGCATTGCCATGAATGCCGGCTGGGACATCGACATGCTCAAACTTGAGCTGAAGGATTTGTCGGAGCTGGCGGTGGACCTCTCCACGATCGGCTTCTCCGCAAAGGAACTTGCCATCGCGCTGAGCGGTAAAAGCGACGGGCTGACCGACGAAGACGAAATCCCGCCGGTCCGCGAGACCGCAGTCTCGGTAGCGGGCGACATATGGTGCCTCGGGCCAAATCGCATTGCCTGCGGCGACAGTACCGACCCCGATTTGGTAGCGCGGCTGCTGGCGGGACAGGTGCCGCAACTGATGGTGACAGACCCGCCCTATGGGGTGGAATACGATCCCGCGTGGCGTCACCGGCGCGGGGTGAACAAGTCGGCGCGAAGTGCGAAGATCGCCAACGACGAGCGTGCCGACTGGTCGGCCGCCTGGAATCTGTTTCCCGGCCAGATCGCCTATGTCTGGCACGGCGCGCTGCGGTCGACGATTGTTGCGGAAAGCCTGATCAAGGGCGGCTTCAGTATCCGCGCCCAGATCATCTGGGCCAAGGAGCGGCTTGTTATGGGACAGGGCGACTATCACTGGCAGCACGAGCCCTGCTGGTATGCAGTACGGAAGAAGGGCCACTGGACCGGCGACCGCAAGCAGACAACGCTGTGGACTATTTCTGCGAAAGACCAGGACGCCGACACAAGGCACTCCACCCAGAAGCCCGTGGAATGCATGCGCCGGCCGATCGTCAACAACAGCAATGCCGGCCAGGCCGTGTACGAGCCCTTTCTCGGAAGTGGCACGACCCTGATTGCTGCGCAATCTGTGGACCGCGTTTGCCTCGCCGTCGAGCTGGAGCCGCTCTTTGTGGACGTTGCGATCCGTCGCTGGCAGGCCTTCACCGGCCAGAAGGCGATTCGACAGGATGACGGCGCAGAGTTTGATGCACTGGCCGGTCCAGAAGGCAGCAGGAAGCCGGAGGCCTGAGCGAAATGGCGAAGAAGACGCTCACCAAACTGCAGCAACTCGGCCCCTGCCCGCCCGAGCTAAGCGAGGCGGCTCGCGCCGAGTGGGACCGCGTGATCGGCGAACTCATCGCAGAGGAAAGGGTAACATTGCTCGATCGATCGGTCCTGTCGGCATACTGCGTCACATTCGCGAGCTGGATGGAAGCGGAAGCGTTGTGCCGACAGTATGGTCCGGTCATAAAGTCTCCGAGCGGATATCCCGTCCAGTCGCCCTACGCGATCCATGCCAACCAGCAGCGCGACGCGATGCTTCGCTGCGCCGCCGAACTCGGGCTTACGCCCGCGAGCAGGCTGAAATTCCCGAGGCGTGATTCATTGCGATGGGGATCGATGGACGACATATTGCCGCCGCTGAAGTAGAGGACTTCACCCAGGTGTTTGAATTCCCTTGTCCCGAAAACCCCTTCCCGGAGAGAAGGGGTTTTCGCGAGTACCGGGCGCCTGAACCAAAACTGGTCCATACGACGGACCGGTTACACTCAAGCTGGTAAAACCGGTTCGCCAGCTGCCGCTTCGGGTCGGCCACTGGCCGATTTATTCCGTAACATCCATTTTCCGAAGCTGACGATGCCAGCGTGCCTCCAAGCGATCGGGTTATATAACGACCGCTTCCCGACTATCCGTCAGTTCGCCGGTGTCATGTAGAACCGTGGCGGGGGAGCCGCTGTCGGAGTCAAAGAAAGCGGACGCTTCCTCACCACAGGACGTGGCTTCGGAAGCATAACGATCGGATTTGTCTCAACGCTTGATGTCGTATCATTTGGCACCGATTTTCTTAGGCGAATTTCGATCCGTCGCCGCTGGGGAATGTCACCACGTGCTCCTTGGACCGCAAGAGTCTCATCGGTGTTTACGAGCTGTGCACCAGATAACGGGATGAGTTTATACGTTGCTAGGCGAGCATCTTGGC